AGGAAACCCACGCAAAAACGGCGAGATTGACCCAGTTGGCAAGTGGAAGAATTTCCGTGCTGAACTGGAAGCTGAAGGAAATCAGGACATGATCCCGATCGCAGCTCAACTCGTGAAGGACTACCTCAACCTCAATGGCTCCAACAACGAAGTAGCACGCAAGCTCGTTGGACACCTTCACACCTACACCCAGCTTGCTTATCTCTCCCACGCTACCGTGGCATCTCTCGGTGAGCCTGCGATGATCGGTGCAAGAACTGGCAGAATGACCGACACAGGAAGAGCTTACGCTCAGATAGCAAAAGGAATTGTCCGCGCACTAAGCAAAGCAGGCCCAGATGAGATCCGTATTCTCAACCGCGAGCTTGGCTTAGTGGCTGATTCGTTCGACGGTATGATGTCAGGGCACGCGCTCGGCGATTCCTTCGGTGGTCGAGGAAAAGGTGGCGGGTTGGTGACAAACTTCCATCGCCTGACTGGGTTGACCGGCTGGACAAATCTTACTTTCGATGCCGCTACGAAGATCGGAAAGAGCTTTATCTCATCGCAGGTCAAGCTCGCCAAAGCAGGCGGTTCAATGTCCACCCTTGCCAAGCGCGAGTTGAATGAACTCGGAATGTCGATGAAGGACATCGACGTGATGGACACCTTTATCGCCAAGCTCGACAAGGCGCCTGACCAGAACAGCATGATCCTCGGAGACGAGCCTGGTGCCGATCTTTACCGCAAAGCAATTTCCATGTTCCACAAGACCGGCGCTGCCCTCAACCCAACTCGCGGCACCCGCGCCCAGAAGGCAAACAACCCAGTCGCTGGAATGTTCTACCAACTCCAGTCATTCCTCTATGACTTCCATCAGAAGTTCACGCTTCGTCAGACTCGCAGGCTGAAAGACGCCTACCGCGGCACGGTGGAGATCGACGGTGCAACCGAGAAACTCTCACCTAGAGAGCGCAGCCAGGTAGCGATCGACGCAGCTAAGGCAGTGGCAGCTATCTACGGTCTTCAGTATGGCATCCAGATTCTTCGTGAGAAGGTGCTGGTCGATTCAGAGCGCAACAAGCGGGACAAGAAGAAGACCCAAGGCGAGATCAACATGGCTCGCGCCCTCGGTGCCGCTTCCAGAACCGGGGTCCTTGGTCCTTACGACACCCTTTTCAACATCATCTCCGGAGCTCGCTACCAGAGGGAGCCTGCCACCGTGGTGCTTGGCCCTGCGGTCGGTGGTATGTCGGAGCTATTCCAGTCGGTGGTCAACCTCTACGGCGACCGTAACAGCGGCAACACCAATACTACCGAGCGGAAGCTAGCACGCACTGCCTACAACACGGCAGTCACCCCGGCGCTCAATGCGGTGTTCGCAGGTATGCCGGCAGGACCGCTCTCAGCAGCCCTTGTCCAGGCTTTTCGTCACCCACTCGCCCGCGAAGGCGCCGTAAGTGCCGTGGCTGGACCGATCCAGAGCCAGAAAAAAGGTCCGATGAAAACCACCAAATACTATTAAAATGCTTGTATGTTGGTCTAACATACAATAACAATATCTTCGTTATGAAAAAACTAATCCTCGGCCACCTCAGACAGGAATCCACTTGGCGCGGTCTTATCCAGTTCGCGATTGCATTAGGTATAGGCATTAAGCCCGATCAAGCAGCCGCATTAATTGCGGTTGGCACGTCGATAATCGGTGCTATCAACGTCCTCAAGAAGGACTAGCAGCCCTTACCGATGACCAAGGAAGAGATCCAAGAAATCCAGAAGAAGATTGGAACCACACCCGATGGGGAATGGGGTCCGAAGAGTCGTCTCGCCTGCGAAAAATACCTGAAATCCCTTATGCCGTCACCTAACCCGTGGCCTAAGAAGGATGACGCGAGTATGATAAACTTCTACGGCAATGCCGGAGACGAGACCAATCTGGTTCGCTTTGACTTACCTTCCGGCACCCTCTACGAAGGCAGCCCGGTTCGCCACGCAAGAGCTAATGACCGATGTGCAGAGAGCTTATCGCGAGTCTTGAAAGCGATCGCCGCCAGCCCGCACAAAGACGTTCTCAAAAATTACGCAGGTATCTACAATTTTAGAAAGATGCGCGGAGGCTCCCGTTTTTCTAAGCATGCTTGGGGAGCAGCGATCGACCTTAACCCAGCCACCAACGGCAACAAAATGAAGTGGCCACAAGAGTCCACCATGCCGTTCGGAGTCATTGAACTATTTGCTAAAGAGGGATGGGTGTCAGCCGGAGGATTCTGGGGACGCGACGCCATGCACTTCGAGGCTTGCCAACCTTAAAATAAATGAACGACCAATCACCAATCATAAAAATCATCGGAGTGTCATCACTGAACCTCACAGCCTTCACCGTTTCTCTTTTGGAATCAGTGGAACCTATTCTTCGTCTTGTTGGTTTGATCGCTACTATAACCTACACCACCATCCTCATCTACAAGGCGCTGAGGAAGTAACCCGCCACCACCTACCAGTTTGTCTTTATTCAAAAGGTTTATAATCGCCGCAGATAACCACGGCTCAATGATTGACAAGGGATCGCTCCAGAAGCTCCTTGGATTCACGCAAGATTGGAAGCCGCATTATAGGATTCACCTCGGCGACAACTGGGACTTCGCTCCCCTCCGAGGCGGTGCCAGCCCAGATGAAAAGGCCGGTGGATTATCAGAAGACTTCTCTGCCGGGATTGCTTTCCTCGATGACTTCAAGCCCAACTTCCTCACCCTCGGAAACCATGACAACCGGATCTGGCAGATGGCTCAGAGCGTTTGTAACGGCACCTTGCGCGAGCATTGCCAAGGACTGGTTGAATCCGCCGAAAGACAGTTTACCAAGCGTAAGATTAAGTGGATCTCATACAAGGTAGGGAGCTATCTACGGTTGCCAGAAGGTGGACCGAAAATGATACATGGATTTCATAGCGGAGTGAACCCTGCGAAAATGCACTTCGAGCGATACGGCCCGTGTGTGCATGGCCACGTCCACACCCCTAATCAATACACCGGCAGGCACATAGATGGCGGTGAAGCATTCTCAATAGGCTGCATCGGCGACATCGAACAGATGGAATACGCCGACCGCTACACTGCAAAACTAGGATGGCGCCAAGGCTTCGCCTACGGGATCATCAATACCAAAACCGGAGATACGAAAATATGGCAAGTAACAAAAGAAGGGGACACCTGGATCAGTCCACAAGGAATCATCTGAGCGGCATCGAAGCGGCACTGGCACACGTAGTATCAAAGCCTCAGCAGGAAGATGAGTTTACCGCACGGGAGCTTTTTGAAAGAGCCTTGATTAAAGATAAGTCAACCACAACCGCATCCATTCGTTGCAAGCTCAACAGGATGCAAGACGCCGGGCTATGCGCTTCACGTAAAGTAAGACTGAACGGTCGATCGACTAATTTTTACCGGATGATCGACCCTGATACTGCGAAGTAGTATCTCTATACTGCTTGCCTGAAATTGATCGCTTTGCGGAGGTAATCAGGAGAATGGTGAGCGTAGTGCTTGATGACCACCGGTAAGCTATCACCGAGCACACCAGCTATATCCCACATACTAACCCCGGCCTTGGCCGCGAGCGTTGCCCAAGTGCGCCTGAGATCGTGCGGGGTGAGATCAATAAGAGATGAATCATTGCTCACTCGCGCGGCCTTTACAATCAATGAGGTCCAGTGACGAGACACTCCAGAAGAATCATCCAGCACTAGATCACTTACCGCCTCAGCCTTCCACGCGGCCAGTTGCTCCATCAAACGAGATGAGATCGGAACAGTGACGCGCCGCTTCCGCTTTCTCACCTTGCCGTTCTGCTCATCAGCAAAGCGAATCACACCAGCTTTCATGTCCACCTGGCGCCACTCTAGAGTCTCGACCGCGGCACGCCGGCTGGCAGTCTCGGAAGCGATCCATACGAACCGGTGGATACGCGATGCTCGCTCTCCAGCCTTCGGTGAACTGAGTTTCAATATCAATTCAAGTTGATCCTCCGAAAACGAACTGCTCTTAGGAGCCCCTGCTTCCGGCAGATTGATAACCGGGATAAGCGAAGGGTCGATTCTCCGCTGCTTCCTAGCGTGATTTAGTGCAGCGATCAATGTTGAAAGCTCACGTCGCTGAGTCGGTCCACTTACTCCTCGATCAGCGCAGTAGGTGGCGATCCGATCAGCAGTCAAAGCATCCACCAAGAGCTCTCCAAAAATCCCAATCATCCGCTCGCAAATCTTATAGTCGCGAGACTCTTTATCTTTGATGTGCTCCTTCAAATAACTTTGAAGAATCAACTTGACGCTCGGTGGTTTTTTCGAATCACGAGCTTTTTCATGAAGCCATCCTGCAAAAAATTGCTGCGCCTCAGCCATGTCCATTGACTTAGTTGAAAGCCGGCGACTGCGACCTTCTTCCGTCCATCTGATTTCGTAATATCCTGCTGGTGATTTACCTAGTCTCGGTCCTGTTATATGTCTTGCCATTTTGTTTTTTTGTTAATGTCTTGCGACGACAATCTCCTGCAAAAAATAGTAGTCGTCAATAAGTTTTTTGTCTTAAAGCAACTTCCCCAAAAAAAAGAAGAAAAAAAGATTTGACGGGTGAGCAGATTATCTGCATGTTCATTTCACACCGATGAACAACATCACAGACAACAAACCAATGGACGCCAAAAAGCTAGTGTCTCATTTCGGGGGAACCACCCAACTCTGGAGGCTTCTAACAAAGCATGACCAGCAGATCTCTATCAAGACGATCGACAGTTGGATCACCCGCGGATGTATTCCTACTCGCCGCTTGGTTCAACTAGGTGCTCTTGGTATGTCAATCGGCAAACCAATCGACATCAATAAATACATCAACCAGTAAAAACATGACACACACAGAAGAACTCATTGCTCAACGCTCAGCTCTAGCAGCTCGCGCCAATAACATTAAAAACGAGATCGCTGACATCGACGCAGCTCTTGCCCACATCGCATGGCCTGCTATGCAGGAGCGCTTGCTCATCAAGAACTCAGAATATGGTGACTACAAACTCAATGTCGATGGCGTCGAGATCCAAGGAGCGATCCGCAAGACAGTGAAATGGGACAGCGAGAAGCTCAAAGAGATCGCCATTAAGTCACCCCAAGTGATGAGCGTTATCAAGGCTGAGCTTTCCATCCCGGAAGAAAACTTCCGCAAACTGGAATCCACTAACAATTCAATGCTCGGTGAGATCATTCTCGCACGGCAGGTAAAATTCTCCCCGTTCTCGATCAAGGTGATCGACAGCAAGGACTAAACCAAAAACAGAAAGAACAAAATGAAAGGTATAATTAAGGCTGACGAACGCCTCAAAGCTCGTCCAAAAGTAAATATCGCAATGTTCGGTCAGAGTGGAGTCGGTAAGACTACGCAGGCTCGCACACTCGATCCTAAGTCCACACTATTCCTCGACCTTGAAGGCGGCACGCTCGCCCTCCAAGACTGGTCGGGAGACGTGGTTGACATCCGCAAACTTGCCACCGATGTGGGCGCTCACCCATGGGAAATGACCCGTGCGCTTGCTCTCTTCGTAGGCGGTGCAGATCCAGCGGACTCCAACGGAGCTTACTCCGCAGCTATGTTCGACCAGATTGCCAACCTCCTCGGTGGTGCAGGTGAACTGGAGAAGTATTCAACAATCTACATCGACTCGATCACAGTCGCGTCCAGGTGGTGCTTCTCATGGGCGCTCACGCAACCAGAGGCATTCTCCCAGAAGACCGGCAAGGCCGACACTCTCGGAGCTTATGGATTGCTCGGCCGGGAAATGATTAAGTGGCTTACTCATCTTCAGCATTCACCGAAGTCGATCGTTGTGGTCGGTATCCTTGACCGCATGGAAGACGATCTGAAACGTGTGTCATACGTTCCACAAATCGAAGGATCAAAAGCTGCTCGCGAAATCGCTGGCATCTTCGATCAGGTCCTCACTCTTGACTATGTGCATGATACCAACGGCAAGCCCATCGTCACCGAAGGTAAGAAAAGCCGCTGCTTCTATTGCACTCAGGATAACGGCATGGGCTTCCCGGCAAAGGATCGCTCAGGTCGATTGGAGGAACTGGAGCCGCCTGACCTTGGCACTCTTATCCACAAAATTCACACAGGAAAAAGACTCGACACATCTCTCACTACCACTATCTAATTCTCATCTCAAACAACCAAAAAAAATAATATTATGTTCAGCCCTACATCATCACAGCAAGACGCTATCTCACTCATCCCACAAGGAACATTGTGCAAAGCACACCTCTCCGTGCGGTCAATCAAAAACTCCAAGGCGTCCGGCGCTCAATATCTCGATATTGAAATCACCATCACCGATGGAGAGTTCGCGGGTCGCAAGATTTTCGATATGATTATGGACCCGTTCTGCCCAAATGCCAGCGATGGCGGTCGCAAGATGGGACTTCTCGCACTTACTCGTATCTGCGAAGCAGGCGGTCTGTTCAAGCCGGCCGATGAAACTAGCTACACCCGCTACAACGCACCAGGCACCACCATCCAAGACGTGATCCGCGACATCGACGGTGGAAAACTCGGCATCCGCGTGAAAGTGGAGAAGGGAACCGATGGATACGCCGACAAGAACAAGGTCGGTGAATGGCTCACACCTAACCCTAACTCCGGTTCTGGATACAAAGGTTGGACCGAGCTTATCAGTGGTAACAAGCCATCAACACGTTCCGCAGCATTCGCAGCTCCGTCAGCACCATCTTCGGATGTTCCTGCATGGCTCAATAAGCCATGATCTAAGTGAAATAATGAATTGCTTTGCCAACTACTAAACAACGCTATGCAAAGCAATTCATTTAAAGATTACCTTGACTACAACCTAGTTAAATACATATAAAAATTTGTCAGTCAGTGGCGCATGGTGGTCGGGGAGATCCCGGCACAGGTGCATTGTTACCTTGTGAAACACGCCGCTGACTGACTTTTCCTAAAAAATAATGTGGATACTACCAAAACAACTACACACGTCTCACTTTGTGCCGGATACGGAGGCATTGATCTCGGACTTAGCCGAGCAATCCCAAATCTGCGAACCATCGCTTTTAGCGAGATCGAAGCCTTCGCTTGCGCGAACTTGGTCGCAAAGATGGAAGCGGGACTCTTGGACGCAGCACCTATCTGGACGAATCTTAAAACCTTCCCATGGTCAGAGTTTCGTGACCGCGTGGACATCCTCTCTGGAGGTTATCCCTGCCAGCCATTCTCAGCAGCAGGGAAACGACTCGGAACAGAAGATCCACGACATCTCTGGCCATTTATCGCAGCCGGAATTGTTTCCATGCGACCAAGAGTCTGCTTCTTCG